CAATAGATTTATCAATATTAAACCAAAGACAGACGCCAGCGTTTTACGCTAGTAGTTTAGCTACTAGGCCCGCTTTTGGTTTTGCTGGACGTATCTTTATAGATACAGACAGCCCAAGCACTGGTTTGTATCGTGATACTGGCGCAGCCTGGGTACAGATTGCTGATCCTGGCGCTGGTACTACTGGTACTTTGCAGCAAGTAACTACAAATGGAAATACAACAAACCAGGGTTTAATTGTTACAGCTGGAACATTAAGCACAGTGCCAGATTTAATTTACAATACTGGTAATGGAGTTGACTGGTATATTAAAAATATACCTAACGGGCCGATATTAAGATTGAAGGCACACGGAACTCAGGGCGGTTATGCAAATAGACGCGGAGCATTAGGGTGGAAAGATAATAACGGAAATGATGCAGATATTTTAGCTTGGGACGATAATACAACAACTTTTTACAAACCTTCATATTTTCAAGTAACCCAGGGGAGTGTATTATTTGCTGGTGCTAGTGGTTTATTAAGTCAAGATAACGCTAACTTTTTTTGGGATGATACAAATAACCATTTAGGTATTAATACTAATACACCAGCTTGCGCGTTAGATGTAAACCATAATGGTACATTAGTTGCTAAATTTAATAATACAACAACTACAAGCACTTTATTAGCTTTTGAAAATGCTGGTAATGAACAGTGGTGGATAGGTACAGAAAATACAAACAACGACTTTTTATTTTACGACGCTACTAATTTCCCGACGTTATCACTTAGGACGACTTTTAAAACAAGCGGCCAGGTATTAATTGGCGGTGGATCAACTGGAAGCGGTAAATTAGTTGTTGAAAGTGCAGCAAGCGACAACGGGATCCAGATAGTTGGTGCAAACGCGCCTTCTTTGCGTATTGATAGCGCTGCAACTGGGCCGACTAAAAGAATTGGAATAGGTATTTCAACTGCCGTAAACAATTTTATCCAGGGTAGTGTAGATCGTGATATGTGTATTTTTAACGGATCTACAACACCAAGCCCAATTTTATTTGGTATTGATACTGGAACAGGTTTATCTAGTGAAGCTGTAAGAATATCATCATCAAGAAATTTATTAGTAGGATCTAGTGTTGATACTGGGCAAAAATTTCAGCTCACTGGTGATCAAATAATTACTTCACCTTCAACATCAAGTTCCTTAAAAATTAATACTACTAATGTTGCTAATTGGGGAACAAATATAGAGTTTCAACAATCTGGAACATTTTTTGGCTTCTTTGGTAGTTATGGATCATTAGTTGGTACTACAAATAAAGATTTAACAGCTTATTCGAATACTGGTAATGGTTTTAGAGTAAATGTAAATAATAGCTCTACAAGCACATTAATAATAAGTTCAAATGGAATTTCAACATTTGCAAATAGTGTTGTAATTACTCAAAATGAAGGTTTGGTAATTGCTCCAAGTTCAGGCGCTTCTTATCAAAATTTTAAAATAGGTGCAACAAGTTATTCATTAATTGGAATAGCTGGCGCTACAAATGATATTATTACAGGTGCATTAGTAGGTGATTTAAACATAAGGGCAACAAATAGTCAAAAAATACTATTTTCTGTTAATAATGGTAGTAGTGCTGCAATGACATTAAGTTCTAGTGCTAATTTACTTGTCGGAACAAGTGTAGATTCTGGATATAAATTAAGTGTGAATGGAAGTTCTTATTTAAATGGTTTAATTGTTCAGGGCGGTGGAATTTATGGTGCTACTGGTCAATTTGTTTTAGGTGGTGGCGCTACTGGATCATTTTATACTTTTAGTAATAGCGCTACAAATCAAGTTTATTTGATAACAGTAAGACAATCTGGTGCAGCTGTAAATAGTGTAATTGGTATGTGTTCTGTATATGCTGGTACTGCTGTTTGTTACAACATAGCACAAGACAATACAAACCCAGTAATACTATTAACTTTAACTGCAAGTGGTTTAAGTTTACAATTAACTACTGGTTCTGGATACGGTACAACTACATGGGAATATACAGTAACAATTTTAAAAAATTAATATGAAACAAATTCAACCTATTCAAATCTGGGTAAATGGCGCACAACAAACAGCAACCCTTTTTAACCTAATTATCATTAATGACAATTTATTAAACAGCGCAACATTTTACTGGCAGTTATTAGACGCCGACGCTTCTAAACTTGCAGACGGTAATTTAACAATGGGGGAGCCAACATACGATCAGTGGGGTACTTCAAGCGACGTTAACCAGTGGGCTTATGAGTGGGCCGCAACAGAGCTTAATATTACACTAGCTTAATTAATCTTTAAAATACAAAACCAATGGAAACAAAACAAGCACTTGCAATTTTAAAACAAATTTTAGACGCAGCTAGCAAAAGCGGTTTATTTGAAAACTTAACGGCAGCAATGACAGCGGCCGACGCATATAATGCAATAGCGCGTGAAATATTAAAAGAAGAAAATGGCGACGGATCTGTTATTTAGTATTATAGTTTTTGTAGCCGCTGGCGGTGGCTTTTATTTCACAACTAAAAATAGATTAGATAAGATTGAAAGTGATCTATCTAAGCACAATAATACAAACACTGAAATACTAGATCGTCTGGCGCGCATTGAAACAAAACTAGATTTTGTAACTAAAAAGTAAAAACAATGTTTAAAAACTGGAAAACTAGCTTATTTGGCCTAGGGGCCGTAATTAGCGGAATTGCGACAGTATTAAAAGGCGACGTGCCAACTGGCGTTACAGCAATATTAAGCGGCCTGGGCTTATTTGCAGCAAAGGACGCAGACATTAATTTAAACAACCGTCCATAATGACTAGCCAAACCAAAAAAATATTGGTGGTTACAGTTGTGGCGTTAATCTTATTAAGCAGCACAATGGCAGTAGGAGCAAAGGCCGAGGAACTCATAAAAAGATTTGAGGCCGACGATATTAATAAGTATTTAAGAGCATACCTGGATCCAGTTGGGATCCCAACAGTGGGGTATGGAAGCACCTACAATTACGACGCAAAGCGTAAAGTAAGGCTGGGCGATAGTATTACCCAGGAAAAGGCTGTTGAATGGTTAAGAAAGGAAACAAAGTCAATAGTTCCAAAGATCAAAGCACTGGTTAAGGTACCTATTAACCAAAACCAGCTGGATAGTTTAACTAGCTTTGTGTATAACGTAGGTATCGGCGCCTTTCAATCTAGTACGCTTTTAAGGTTACTTAATAGCGGCGCACCAAAGGAAGAAGTAGCGGCCCAGTTTGATCGATGGAATAAAGGCACTGTAAACGGCCAAAAGGTAGTTTTACCTGGGCTGGTTAGACGTAGAAAAGAAGAAAAAGCGCTATTTTTAGCATAAGGAAGCAAGTTGGTTAGATAAATTTCAATGGTCTAGTACAAAAAGAAAGCCTGGTGTGTCTACACTGGGCTTTTTTATGCCCATACAAAAATAAATTTGGTAGTTTAAACGTTTTTACTATAATTTTACCAAAGACAAACAAAACCCTAATATATGCAACTTAAAACCGACAGTAAGATCCTGGGCGAAATAGCCAGCTTACAGCACAAAATTTTGCGCCTAGAAGCATTACGCGCACTATCACCGTACGAACAATGCCATTTCTTTTTTTATTCTAGTTCTGGTAAGTTTTTATCGTTAAATGAAAACGACGTGCCTTACAATTTATCCTTTGAAATAAGGGTACTAATTGACGCGGCCCTAGATCATTACAATTTTGAAATAAAACGACTAGAAAACAGTTTTCAATGCGACGCAAACTAATTAGATTAGCTGCAATAATATTTTTTATTGCAGTAAGCGTGCCAGTATGTATTTTAACCTACACTGGTGCCTTTATACTTTTTTACCTATTTAAAATTTATCACTTATTAAAACCAACAAAATGAATGAGTATTTAAAAGATCTAGCCGACGGCTTCGGATCAATGAACAAAGTAGAAAACAAAAAAAATGAAAAGCAACCCGACTACCAGGGCTACTTTAAGGCAGACGGCAAATTATTTGAAATTGCTGGCTGGGTAAAAATTAGCAAAGCTAACAACAAGTACCTATCTATTGCAGTAAAGGAATTTACTGAAAAGCAACCTAATAACGAACTTTAAAAACTAGACAAATGAAAATTGATAAAAATGCCCCAGCTTTTCCAGTTATGCCAGTCCAGGATCA